GTTTCATTTCTTGGAATCTGGTGACAGCAACTACACAATCAGGGAATGCAATTTTTCTGTTTTTTCTGAATTCCGGAGTCCAGAATAATCTAGCCGGAAGGATTATAAAATTTTCTTCTGTTGCATCACTGAAAATTTCGTATAATTGTTTCAACTCTCTATCTATAATTCTCCCATAGGTTGCATCCGGAATTTCTATTTTAATCGTGCCATCTAAAGTGACATCAGCTTTCAACCAATTTTTAAATTCTTCTCTAGTCATTATTAAAAACTAATATTTTTATATTTATTTTTGAAATAAATATAATGTATAATAAATTATTATTTTCTCCTACAATTAAAACTTATTTTGTTTTAATTTATATAATAATTAAAAGATTAAAGTTCTTTTTTATAGAAAGCAGGGTAGGAGCTGTAAGTATATAATTAAGAACTTTATTTTATTATAAAAATAAACTCCTACAAATTATGAATGAAAAAGAGTATATAGAAGATTATAATTTATTAAATGATGAATATATATTGAGTGTATTTATTAATAATGGTAAATTTCTTATTAAATAGTATAAATCATTTTTAAATAAACATATAGCCATTAAAAAGTATATTGAAAATAGATATTCAGATTCTCAATCTATATAGGAAACATTATATAGAATGATTAATAATATTGAAATTCGCCCAATATGTAAAAGCTGTGGTAAACCAGTTAGCTTTAATGGTTATAAAAGTGGTTTCTCTATATTTTGTTGTTCAAAATGCGCAGCATCTGATCCAGAAGTAAGACAAAAAGTAATACAAACGTCTTTGATAAAATATAATACATTGTATCCTAGTTAGAATAAAGAAGTTAAACAAAAACAATCAAAAACTATAAATAGTAAATCAATTGAATAGAAAAAGCAAGCAAATGATAAAGTTAAAAAGACTAAATTATTAAAATATGGTGATGAAAATTATAATAATCATGAAAAAACATCTTAGACAAAATTATTAAAATATGGTAATGAAAATTATAATAATTCAGAAAAATAGAAATAGACATGTATTGATAATAATGGAGGTATCGGTTTTTAGTCAGAAAAAATAAAAGAAAAATATATTAAAACTTGTTAGTAGTTATATAATGTAAATAATGGTGGCAGCTCTGAAAAAGCAATAGAAAAGATAAAAGAAAAATGGAAATTAAAAACGCCAGAAGAATTAGCAAATATATATAAAAAACATCAGAACACCTGTTTATTATTATATGGCGAAACAAGTTATTCTAAAACACCAGAATATCGTAAATTTGTTTCTGATATGGTATCATCACCAGAATATTAGGAACACCAATTATATATTAAAAAATTAAGAGGATCATTTAAATCATCTAAAATAGAACAATAGTTTAAAGAATATTTAGAGCAAAATTATCCAAATGATTTTAAGTATCAATATAGATCAGAATTATACCCATTTAATTGTGATTTTTATATTAAAAGTTTAGATTTATATATTGAAATATAGGGAACATGGTAGCACGGTGGGCACCCATTTGATGAAAATAATTAGGATGATATAAATAAATTAAATTTTTGGAAAGAAAAGAATACAAAACAATATAATTGTGCATGTGATACGTGGGCTATTAGAGATGTTAAAAAACGAAATATAGCAAAATAGAATAATTTAAATTATTTAGAAATATTTTCTGATAAAATAAATGAAGCAATAAAACAATTTAATGAATATATAAAACATTAAATTGTTTTATTTTTATATTTTAGTAGACCAATCTCTATGATAAACTTTTCCATCTTTAATGTCTATTATTACATTAATTGGCCATATGCATCTTATCCCAATTGGTGATTTAAATTTTTGTCCCTAATAATAAAAAATATTTCCAGCCTATTGTCCAATATATGTTCCGTCTCCTAATGATTCTATCGGTTTTCCATTTTCTTCCTCGTCTTTGATTCTTTGCGTCTCTTTTTCTTCTGCTTCATGTTTTAATTTCATTTCTCCAATATAGATATCTTTGAAATATTTGGATGCTTCTTCAAAATCATCAAACAAAACATCACCTTCTTCTGGAGAGCAGTCCATCATATTTCCATTTATATTGACAACATACTATGCAGATTGAACATTAGACACAAATTTCATATCATCATATTTAGTTAAAAATATTTCATGAGGGCCATCATCCATTATAATATAATAAATTATTGCATGCTTATTAATATCTGGATCCCATATTCCAATATAACCATTATCTATTTCCGCTTCACCTCCAAAAAATTTGGCCATCTATAATTTAGACTAATGAAGTTTATCTCTATATTTCTAAACAACTTCTGGTTTAGTTATATATAACGGATGTTCTTCATATGTTCCTTCGCATGGCATAAAACTGCCACCAAAATTCCATTCAAGGTTTCCTGTTAAATCTAAATCTTCATCTTCTACTGGTAAATTATTCATTCCCAAAAACATGAGATTCTATATTCGTCTTGCAAATTGTCCAAATCCACAATCACGAGGCATTAAATTTCCTTTAACTATTTTATAAATGTATTTCATAACTTAAAATCTTCTTCCGCTTAACATGTTTCCAAACCCTTGGTGGAAACCATTGTTATTATATAAATTTTGATCCATATTTCCTTGCATCAATGCGCCATAACCATTTTGTTTATATCGTAAATTTCTGAAATTGGCTCCTGCCGTTTTATAGAATGCATCAAACTATTCATCCGTTAACTATGCTTCTTTTTCGACTAATATATTCAGCATCTAACCGATTTTATATAATTTTTCAGTCTATGGGGCTTTTTCAATCCATTCATTTAAGAATTTAATAAATTGACGTGATTCTGGAGCAATAGAAATGAATAAACATGTTATTGCAATATCATCATGGCATAATGACCCTTCATATGTATTTTTCTTTTTATTCTTTCCAAATTGATTCAATTCATTAATAGAACTATGGTTAACATCCTGGTCATGTTGTCTGACTAATATTTGTCTGTTATGAATCATTTTAGCGCCAAGTTCGCAGTAATAATTTTTTCCATGTTCTCCACTAACAGTTCTGAATCCATATTGTTCTTTCATTTTTTGAATCGGCTGACCTGGTTTTTGAACGCCTTTAATAGTTTTAAGAATTAGTGCGTCATAATAAGTAGGGTGTTGTTTGAATTTGTTAATCCAGTTATTTCCATTAAAATTCATTTCAATTAAGATTCTGACATTATCTATTTCGCCATATCCGGTTTTCAATATTTGAAATGCAATATATTTAGCTGCTTCTGCACATTGTGTCTCGTCTTTGAAATTATCGATATATAAACCGACTTGTTTATATTGGACGCAATCTTTAATAGATATGGGCCCGCCGTTTCTGTTTACATTGATCCTATTTGGGCTAAGAGGTTCTATTTCAAATATATTAATAACATTATAATCAGAATCTTCTTTTTCAACTGATGCTTGTTCTATTCCCTATGCGGTATCAACAACAAACAAGAATGATTTTCTATATAGTGTTTCATAATCCATATAAGTTGGATTGAAATCTGGTGCCCATAATATATTATTAGATATTTCTAATGGGACATGATTGAATTCTCTATGGATAAAATCTTGTTTAATTCTATTCATTAAGAGAATTGATTTTGGAGAAATTAATCTGGTGCTGTCAGATTCAAATGACAATTTGTATTCACGTTCAAATAAATCATCATCCATCATTTTCTTTCTTTCTCTTTCTAGCCATTTTTCATCATGTCCGGGAACTTGCCACCAGTCAACACGATTAAGAACCCAATCACTGGTTTTTTTAATCGCACTATCCACAATTTCATAGAATTTTCCGGTTGTTCCACGAGGTGTTGAAGAAACAATAATCTATGAGTTTACAAGGCTGGACATAGTAGGGATAACAGATGCCCAGTATTCTGAAATAACACGTTGAGGAATAAGGGCACACTCATCGATATAAAGCAAGTGAATAGAATCGCCGGTTGCAGGAGTTGTAGAAGCTGCCGCACATTTAATGCATGTTCCGTTTTCTAATTTAATTCTATTAGCAGAAATATTAAGTATACCGGGTTTTAAGAAAAATGGAAGTCCCTCTAAAAATTCTTTAACTTTTTCTACAATTCCTGTCGCTGTATCTTCTTTATTTGCACAAATAAAAATATTTCTATCATTATGAAATATTGCATACCACATTATAAATGCGCCAATAGTTGTAGTTTTCGAAGTTTGTCTACTCTGAAGCAAGCATACCATTGGATTGTCCGGCATAATAATTTCTTCATCTGGATCCCAATGTTCACCAGACAATGTTTTTAAATTCTCTTTTTGAAAATCATATAATTTAACAGTTGTTCTTCCTTTCTTATTCAAAAACTTTGCATAATGTTCAACAAACCAAATACAATCATTAGAACATTTTTCCATTATTTCAAGTTCTTCATCTGTATAGTCAAATATAACACCGGCATCACGCCAGTCTGGACTACCGTGAAAAAATGGAGTTGTATCAGCTTTGCCGCCGTTTAGAACATTTGTAGTTATTTCTTTAATTTTTTCTGTAGAATAAACTCTAGATTTCTTTTCTAATTCGGCTTGCTTGTCTAATACGTTACTATGTATGTCAAATTGTTGTCGAACCTTTGGCATATTAAATTATATAATTGTTTTCATTTTAATTATTTATTATAAAGAAAAGAAGAACCATTATTTTGGTTCTTCTAATAATTTAATTAAATCATTTTCCAAATCTTTACTCCAACCTTCTACGCTATTACATATAAATTTAATTCTTGGGTCCTCTAGTGCTTTTTGAAATTCTCTTTTATAAATATCATAATTCCATATTCCAAGTCGAATTTCATCATCTCTAATAGGATTTTCATGTTCATAATAATTAAAGTAAACATCTTCAAGAACATAACTTTCATTTCGCATATTAAATTTATTCCATATATTATTTAATTTCTTAAATTCAAAATAACATGGAAAATGTGTAGTGTAGTTTATATGTGGTAAATTTTCTTTATCTAGTAATTGCCTTGTTTTCCACTTATCATAATTCCAGAAATTTACTGGTGCTTTAGAGTTACCAGTAAAAGATAGTGAATGATAATGAATAGATTTTATATCTTCTAAATTAAAAGGCTTTATTGCATAGTTATCATCTGCCATCCAAATAAATCCATCATATAATTTATCATATTTTATCATTACTATTTCCATACAATGCTATACATCTAAATGCTAATTATATTGATGTTCCTTTTTGGGAATGGATTTACTATAAATAAATTCTACCCATGGAAATTTTATTTTTAATGTTTCATCAAATTCACCTATTACAACAAAATGATAGTCAAAATTACAGTATTTTTTCCATAATGCTAATGATATTTCTAACTCTATACCTTGAGATTTATTTTGTTTATATGGAAGAACAACTAAAATTTCATTTTTTAGATTATTAATAAGTTGTTCTCTTTTGTCAATCATATCAGAATTAATATCAAAAAAGAAAGCTATTGTTCTTGTTTTCCCAGTAAAATATCCCCTAGTTTTCTTTTTCCATATATATTCTTCCCAAGATTTTGTTATATAATGACGTAAATATATATTTTTATAAACTATTGTTTCTCTATCTTTACAAAAATCTGTTTTACACCAATTACATAAATCACTAGCTTGGTGAATATGTCCAAAAAAATAATCTTTATATGTTCGTAAATTATAACATGGTTTAGTCAGATAAGGTTTTTTAATTGGAATATGCCCCTTCATTTCTTCTGTATATGTTTCTATAACCCCTTTATTTGTATAATCAGGTTTATTTACATATCCACTTGCACCATAGCATTTCCATTGGAGAATGATTGCATCATATGAATTGTAATTTGAAAGTATATTTAAGAGTTTATCATTAGCGTTTTCTAAAGTAATAAATTCATCGCAATCAATACAAAAACACCAATCATATATATTTGTTTTTTGAATAAATTTAAGCGCATTTTGTAAATATATAAATTGCGGATTTGATTTTTTTGTAAGCTTTAATTCTATAACTAAATCTCTCTCTTCATCATTAAGTATAGAATTAACTGAAAGAAGTGAAACATTATTATGATATTTGTTAATTATATTACTATGTGAATCACTATCTAAGTCTTCAAATATAAAAATATAGTCAATACCTAGATGAATATGGTATTGAATCCACTCATCTAGGTATTGATGTTCATTTTTTATTACTGTACAAATACAAGTTTTCATAAATTATTGAATTGACTGAATTCTACTTGCATATGTTGACCAAGCTGTTTTGTATGCATCAACTGAACCGGATGGAACATAAATTGGACAATTATTTGTGTTATCAAATACTGAGTACTCTAATGTTGGCGGGGTAAGTGCTTCACATGTTATAGAGGTCAAATCAGTACAACCTTTGAAAGCTTCATAACCAATGCTTATAACACCATCAGGTATTGCTACGGAGGTCAAATCAGTACAACCTTTGAAAGCTTCATAACCAATGCTTATAACACTATCAGGTATTGCTACAGAGGTTAAACTGGTGCATTCATAGAAAGCATAATTTCCAATGCTTGTGATGCCATTGGGAATCGTCACAGAGGTCAAACCGCTGCAATGCCAGAAAGCACTACTTCCAATGCTTGTGATGCTATTGGGAATAGTCAAAGAGGTTAAACCAGTGCAATCCCTGAAAGCACTACTTCCAATGCTTGTGATGCCATTGGGAATCGTCACAGAGGTCAAACCACTACAACCATAGAAAGTACCTTCTCCAATGCTTGTGACGCTATTGGGAATCGTCACAGAGGTCAAACCACTACAACCATAGAAAGTATACATTCCAATGCTTGCGACGCCATTGGGAATCGTCACAGAGGTCAAACTGCTGCAATCAGAGAAAGTATACATTCCAATGCTTGTGATGTTATTAGGGATGGTTATGGAGGTCAAACTACTGCAACCATAGAAAGCCCTACCTCCAATACTTGTGACACTATTAGGAATTGCCACAGATGCCAATGTATCTTTATAATAAAAACCCTCATCTGGTATTTCTGTTAAATCTTCAGCAAATTTAATTATACCTTTACCACCTTCATATGTATTTGATAAAACTTCAGGCCAATCTGCACTAGAACCACTTCCAGATCCACTTCCTGACCCAGAACCCCCACCACTAAGGTCAATAGCTTCACCATCTGTGGTAGTATACCAAATTTCATCATTAGGAGGTCCAACCGGTGGAACTGGTCCTGGTGTTTTTCCTTCAGCAAATAATTTTTTACTAGCGTCCATTGCAATCAATGGTCTTATTTCTGGAAGGTTTTGCAAAACTTCAACTTTAATAATATGTTTCATTATTTTTAGATTATTTTTTATTTTTATTTTTATATTTATTTTTATTGCAAATATTGCAAAAAAACTTTTTTCTCAACCTGTCATAAAATAACTAATGTTAGTTATTCCAGTTAATAAATTTATTTTTAAATTAAGATATAGCTTCTAAGAAATCTTTCTAATAAATAATAAAATATATATTATTTTATTAACAATTTAATGGAAACTAATTATCCACTGAAACTATGGGTTTATACATTCTGTTATAATGAAGAGAGGATTCTTCCTTATGTTATTGAATACTGGAAATAGTATGCAACTAAGGTTATTGTCTATGATAATGGATCAACAGACAATTCTCTGAAAATTCTATCTCAATATTCTTGGATTGAAGTCAGAGAATTTGATACTGAAAACACTTTTGATCCTGAAAAAATTTCTCAATATAAAAGTTTCTGTTATGCAGATGCAATAGGAAAAGCAGATTATGTTATGATCTGTGATATTGATGAAGTTCTTCTTCCGACTGAAAATCTTCTTCCGGAATTAATTCTTGCTAAAAAAGACAATGTGCAATTATTCCAAACTAAATACTATGAAATCATCAATAATGAATTAAACCCTAAATATAATTCTCCTATTCATATAGCAGAAGGCTATTATGCATATCCGAATACAAATATTCATAAAGCAATTGTTTTTGATCCGTTAATTAAAATAAGTTTCGGGCCTAATTCATTATCATATACAACAGATATAGATTATAAAACAAATTCAATAATTACATTGCATTTAAAATTATTTAATGCGTCTATATTTGCAGACAGACAAAAACATTTGATTTCCAGGTTAAAAACAAGCTATAAATTTTCAAGTGATTCATTATATTACGGATCTGATAAAAATATCGGAACCCGTATGTCATATTTTAAATTGTTGTTTCCATATAAATACAGATTTAATAAAAATGAAAATTATATAACAATAACAGATAATATATATACCGCAAATAACCAAAACATTCAATTTAAAGATATGGCATGGTTGCCGGCACAAATTAATCATAATTCGGAAAATACAAATAAAGAATGTATATTCGGAATTCCTGTTTATAAATCCGCATTAACTGTAACAGAAAAGGCGTCATTGAACCAATTATGCAAAATTATAGGAAATGAATATGAATTATGTCTAATATGTCCTGCCGATATGGCACTTAACGAATATTTTGAAATTGCAGACAAACATAATATTAAATTATCAACATTATTTTGTGCAAAACAGTATTTCAGAGGAACCAAAACATACAGCTTTATGTGTGAAACCGCCGATTTTTATAAATGTTTCAATGAATATAAATATCTTTTCATATATTAGTTAGACGGATGGATATTTGAAAATAAAGTTAAAGAATATTTAGATTTAAATGTTGATTATATCGGAAGTCCGTGGGATATAAATACTTTTCATTTTCAAACAGAAACAGTCGGAAATGGCGGAGTAAGTTTGCGAAGAGTTGAAAAATTTATTAATATATGCAATAGTTTAACTGCATCTGATTATTCACGGGATTATGTTGACAGAGAAGATTTATTTTTCTGTAAAACAATGGTTCTTAAATCCGCATTGAAAAAACCGTCTGTTAAACAAGCATGCGGATTTTCAATAAGCGGGACCGGTATGCAAGG